TTTGCTTTGTTGGATGAAGGGTCAACTCGTTCGTCAAGTATACCCTAGCGTAGTAGGTAGTATCGTCAACCAGACCTCCAAGGGGTGTGGGGGAGGTGTATCTCATGGCATCACCGTTACTGATGTTCGCAGTTGGCATGATTATTGTGTCTTTTATGAGATCAACTTTAAGGGCTGCTGCGCTCTGGTCTACCTCGTATAGGTCAATTCTATGATCGGTTGGTCTCATTGGCCTATACACCTCTACACTTGCATAGCTGATTGCCAAAACACCCACATCTTCCACCAAACTAAAGGAGTTTCCTATAACTCTTTGGGAGTATTTCCAATCTCCCGTTGCCTCAGATAGCCCCAGCCTAATCCAAACATCGTATTCTGGCAGCAGTGCGATGTCTATACCATCTTTTTTTACTTGAGCTAGTGCCCAGGAAGCTGAGACCTGCGTTGATGTCCTATCTACTGTGACGTTGTTATAGGGAATGAAGTCAAATCCGGTATCTACGGAAAATATAGGAGACCAGTAGGAGAGGTTGTTTTTGTTTTCAGAAACAATTCTATACCGAATGCTTTCTTTTCTGGTAAAGATGTCTTCTTCAAAAAAGTTTTCCTTTGGTATGGATATCTGTGGCACTATCCCACCCCCAGATTAAACCTAAATTCAACATAATTGTTTGTATTTCTATACTTTGAAATTGGTTTTCCGTCAGTAGTTCTTGCGACGGAGTATCCAACCATTTTGTATACAGGATTCTCCGTGGTTTCGTTTTCAATCCTAAAGCCCTCCAGCTCGACATAATGAAGTGGTGAGGACATTTGCTGACCCGATACTGTATGTACTACTGATGCAAAAGCCCTTGCCACCCGTACCTGATCAGAGCCAAAGTCTGGGCTTGTGATTAAGCTAGATATTGGAATCTCTATGACCTTGTATCGGCTATTAGAGAATTCGCTTCCATCAAGATAGATTTCTGCTTTTGCGAATCCCGTGGTGGTGGAGGTTTCATTTCTGTAAAACTCAAGAAGTATCTTTACATAGTCTGGGTTTCCACCTCCTACAGAATCCCGGTCTATTAGGCTAAAGGCCAGGGACAGTACATCTGATGGTGAGTTTTTTGATATATCAAAGTTGATGGCGTTTAGGTGGATATGTGTTGAGTCTGAAAAGACCACCTCTCCCGATGCTGCAATTGACGCAACGGTGCTGGACAGGTCGTGCTCATACGTTATCTCTGTGTCGTTTCTTGCAGTAATTTCATAGGTTCCATCAAACTCTAAGTCAGATATGTTTACCGTTATGCTGTCCCCAACGTTAAGAAGGTGGGTTCCCGTTGTTAAGATTGCCGTCGTTCCAGTTTTTTCTTTGTTGTTTACATTAAAAGATGGATTTTCTCCACTCCAGGAGCCTGTTGCCCCTTGAATAACAGAGGAGTCTCCCCTTAATAAAATTTTTGAATCAAGGAATCTTGGTCCCTCTTTTCTTGACTTGCGCTCTGACGTGGAAAAGACAGCGTTACTGCTTGATGCCCTGAGGTATCTAAGGCTTGTCGTTATGTCACCCGTTACTCCTAGCGGGACTGGGGTGGTTACGTTTGAAATAGATGTACTATGGGCCTGCCAGTCTTCCGAAAAATTAAAGATCATTCGACTATTAAAGCTTGCTGCAAGACTGTTGCTTCCTGAGGACCAAAGACCTATCTCAGTGATATCGTACCTGCTTTCTTTTGGAAGCTCTGCCGTAAAAGAAACCTTGGTCGTTCCGTTGTCGTCAACAAACCCCTTTGATGATATGGGGACACGAATCATTTCAAAATCCATCTTAGTTTTTTCTGCTAAATTTGCTGGCAGAGGAGCGGCATCATTCGCATCCAATGGCCTTGCCCCACAACCGATAGATATGTGGCTTGCGTATGACGGTATTTGTCCCAAAAGGTACTTTGCTATAATTTCTTTTCCTGAGTCTGTAATCATAATTCAATCCTTGTCAATGTTCCGCTTTGAGAAATTTCAACCTCGATATTTTCCTCTGATCTAATTATATCAACTTCTACCACCAAATCACCGCTACTATTAAAAAACGGAATGTTCATTCCCCTAGAAACTAAATCTATGCTTGATCTTGCAAGCTCACTGCTTGAAAGAAAGTCAGTTGCTATGATGTTGTTTGGGTTAAATCTTTGTCTTAGTCTTGACAGGTTTGTTATCGGATTATAGGATACCTGAGCTCCGTCAATTAAATCATGTCTGGATAAGTTGATTAGCTCTGTTCCTCCGAGCTCTTCAAAAAACCTTTCAGCGATATAGTCTGCAGACGTTGTTACCTCTGAATCTAAAACAATGTCTGGCTGAGCTTGCTTTATTCCAGGTGGAGGCTGGTAAGAGCTCGTTGTGATCCACGGGTTTGGTGGGGTTGGAGGAGGAGGGGGTGGAGGTGGTGGAGATTGGGGTGCGGGAGGGGCAGATTGATAGTTTGCCCACCAAGCCCTTGCCGCATTAGCATTTGCATTTGCAGCTTCAAACCCTGGCTTGTTTTGGTCGGCACCCCAAAGGTCAGACTCCGCCCTGAGAGCTGCCTCGACGTCTCCATAATTGCTAAATCCCATTTTATACCTCTACCAAGTATAACGTAGTTGTTAGCCCAGATCCGTCTTTTTTGTATTCCATGTTGTATACCACAAATCTCGTACTATCTGGAGATATTATGTTAATCGACCCCCCCTGGCTATCCTTGTAATCAATGGTCAGGATGTCGCCTAACTGCAAGTTTGTGGTTGCAAAGGTGTTTATTCCAACAGCTTTTTTAGGGAAACTTACCTTGTCTATTACCCAGCCAAAGACACTTTCTGCCACATCCGTGCTTTGAATATACGGACTCCCTATTGCCGAAAACTGCTTTACCCCATATTTAATTCTAGAATTTTTAATTTTATCGTACTCGTCTATTACCCTGAGTGGGTTAAAGATAGTTGACGATGCTCCTACTTCTGTGTTCTTTAGGATAGATTTTTTCTTGTAGTAGTCGTCCACCGTCAGGCTGTAGGTTGTATCCTGAGTAAAAGCTATTCCCTGAATTCTTAAATAGTTTCCGGAAGTATCATCAAGATTTAGCAAAAAATCCGTACAGTTAAATATTAAAAAGTCTGCTCCGTAAGAGCCCGCGTAGAATCCGGATACGGAATATCCCTGAGCTCTGTTTAGAATCTTCATGAGTTTCGCATATAGTGCTGGATAGGCTCTGTCATACTTAATGTTAAAATAAGACATCTCTCTTAAAATTGTTCCAAACTCCTCAAAATAAATCCTATACTTCGGTGGTTCGCTCGAACTAATTCCAGACAGATAAGTCTTTTGAATCATTCCACTTATTGCATATTTTCTTAATGCTTCTGTCGCGTCTACCTCTGAGTCTCCAAATATTTTTGATATTCCGGTGTCAAGGGTGAAGGTTGTGTTTTCCGAATAGTTGCTTGCCAGTGCGTATACGTTTTCAAACATGCACCTAGAAGATCCTCTAGAGAATATTGCCATGTTGTTGTATTCTGGTAGAGGGTCTGTGTCATTGACCGTTGCAATCTGCTTTCCATTTAGGTATAGAAAAAATCTTCTTGCTGTTCCAACATTCACATATTCCGCAGCTAGGTCGTATACCGTTGTAGACGACTCTCCCGCCAACCGATTCTGACCGATAAACTCTCCACCGTCAACGTTGATCTGACCAAGACCGGACCAAAGCTTTACGGGTACCGCATTTCCACTTCCATCAGAAAGAACTTTATAGAAGTATATGTTTGAGATGTTTGTGTATTCTGCAATAGATTGAGATGCCGTCCCTCCGGTAGATGCCGTTGTTGTCAGTGAGGTTGATGGACTTATCACATACTGAAACGACTTCTTGCTTGTATTTATCGCAGTAATTGAGTACTCTCCGTTTAGCGGGGTCCTTGTGTTTGTCGGGTTATTTGCATCAACCAGTCCTATAATCGTAACCCTCTCCCCCACCTGAAAGTCAAACTGGCTTTCGGTATGAACTGTTACGGTATTATTAACACAACTAGCTGCTGGGGAAGACAGTATCTTTGCATTTTTAACCCCAAAGCTGTTGTCTGACGCATACGATTCAATATTGTCTGCCGTAAGAGCCACAATCTCAAAGAAATAACCATTGTTTGTTGTTTTGTTTATTCCAAAACCAATGCCTCCAGAACCCCCGTAAATCTTTATTTGTTCTTCTGGAGAGTTTTGAGACAAGGAACCTGAAGACTCATACAGCTGCCCTCCACTGACGCCCTCGAACATAGGGTATCCACCTACAGGGGTTTGAGAGTTGTTCGTTCCAGACTCTACCTTTCCAATGACCCTCATCCTAGTCCCAAAGTGCTTGTACGGAACTGCCTGACCGATTTCATTGACAAAATCCTTGTAGACGTAGGAGACAAAGGATGAAGAGGAGAACTCCTCCTCGAATCTTGGACCGTTGAGTATAAGGGCAGAAGTTTGAACCGTCCCAGGACCCGTTGTCTTGTAGTAGTTTATTTCTTCTTCTGTGGCATACTTATCTGCAAGAAAGTTTTTAATTACCCCGTTCCTTGTTGATGATTGTGAAAGGATGTCTGCGTCAAGGTAAGGAGTGTTCTTGATCTTTCCGGCAACCCCTTGAGAAAGTCCTGAAGGGTAATCTATGTAGGACCCAGTGGTAAACAGGTACTTTGATGCATCCATGATGCAACCACGAACATATTCGTTATTTGTCCAATAGTTGTCATTAATTAATCCAGAACTGTGAAACACGACTGGTGTCCCAAACTGCCCCCTGCCGTGATCAATTATTTCTCCATCTCTTATGCTGAAGACTCCATCTACAGACTCATACTCTGGCTTCGTGTATATCCTTATGTTTCCCGTTGGGTACATCTTTCCGTTAAAAGTAAGACCAGACATGTAGTTTTGATATTCTTGATTGTTTTTTATCCACACTGGATTGGCCTGTCCGGAAACGACGTATTCCACTGCCTCAAACCTAATCACCTCTCCATTGGCATAGAAGTATCCAAAGTAGGATGGTATCCAATAAACATTTTCCCCAACATCAATTATGTCGTTGTAGATAATGTTTCCAAGAGCGTAGGGAGGTTCTTCTGATAGGTCTGAGTTTAGTGGTACCGCCCCCAAGGTGTATCCTGCGTTCTGTGCTCCTATCTGGTTGATAGTTTGCCTTGATTCTCTACCTTCAACCTCCCACAAAAGAACTGGCTTGTACGCAAATTGCTTATACTGATCAAGCTTCTGTGCTGTCTGAGTAGACCCAATAGACCGTTGGATGTATCTGGTTGTGTAGTCAACCTGTCCATCATTGTAGACCAGCTTGTCTTGTGATGAAAGATTTATAATGTTGGGGAGGTTGTCCCCCTCGACCTGTCCATAAAGAGTGCTATCAGTTGCTCTTTCTTCTTCCGTACCTGGCAACAAGTATTCTTTTGACATAATTATTAGGTTGTTGTATTCATCAAAGAACATTGCCGACTGACTGGCTACCGCTAGCTTTTGCAATATCTCTGCAATGTTTTGGTTTGGCTCAACAAAGAAAAAAGGAATTATTATTTCTGGATAATCTGCAACTCTCTTAAAGTTGTAGTTTGAGAAACCCGCAAAGTCAAGCAGGACCGTTATGGCTGAGCTCAAAGAAATGTCGGTAAGCAGTATTTCAGGGGCTGGCATTGATTCAAGAAGAAAGAACAAGTCTCTTAGCTGAATATCAACGGTCGCGGCTGATCCTGTCACCTGAGGAAAAGATTCTGAGTACATACTCTTTACCGGAATAAAGTAATCTATTCCGTTTACATTTTTTGTAATGTCATAAAACAAAAACTTTATAGGCATGTCTAGATAGGGAGAAAGAATACTTCCCGTATTTAAGTCAAAGTCAAAGTTATTGTTCTGGTTAAAAGAAAAGTCAACGTCGAAAATTTCCAAAGATCCTGTTGAAACGGACAACCCACTTACTGGCAAAGAGCTGTTTCCTAGATCTGACATTGTTTTTGTAATTGAAAAAGAGGAAACAGAATCACTAATATCAACAAGGAGTCTTGGAGAAAACTCAATTAAATCAAAAGTGCAATTGTTTTTGTTCATTGTCTGAACAACAATCCTGATTCCACGGATAAACTCAAACTCTCTAAACTTCTTTATACCATTGGAATCAAGAAAATAGTCTGGGTTTGAAACATTTTTCACAAACTTGCTATCGTAGTTAATCTCTTCACTTGAAACTTTCCAGGAGTAGTCTGGGGTAAAGGACTCCCACGCAGAGTTTACATATATATACATTACTCCAAGTTCGTGGTCTGCCCCTTTTACCAAATAAGAGTAACCAGCTGGGGCATTGTCTGGAAGAAGGGTGACGTTGGAAATTGTATCTGCAAATATAAATATTTCCTGGTATTCCTCTGGTATGTTTAGACCGTAGGAAACTTCTAATATTCCATCTGGACCCACTATTGCCGACCCATCACTCCTCAAAGAGTTTGCGTCAAAGCTTTCGACCTCTTCCCAGCTATCATCCTGCCCTAGCTTTTCAATTCTCCAAGATTGGGGGGTGGTTTTGTTTAAGTTTCCGAACATTGGGTCAGGTATTGAATCGTCACCATACCTCAAATTTCCAAGATCTACATCTCCAACATTTGTCTGCATCTTTACAACTATCTTATTTGTTGGCACCTGATCTTTATAGACGACGAATGGGGCTGCATCTTCTATATGGTGACCATTGCTTGTAGTAAAAGATATACCCCTCTCCACCTGCCCGAGAGTGCCGCTATCCACCCCTCCCGCCCTTGGGGTTGGGACACCATATTCCGTTCTGTATGATGTCCAATATTTAAATAGGTCATCTTTGTGAGACATGTAGTATCTGGGCCTTCTGACTATGTAAGATTGATTTACTTCTTGTGCCCCAGTCTCCTTGTTTATTGGAGATGGGTTTGTTATGTATTGAGAGGACAAGTATGAACTTCCACCGCTACCAAGATACAGTGGTTTGTTTATTCCAGATCTTGGTCTATGGGGCTTGATGCACTCCTCAAGAGAGTATAGGAGTTTCATTTTTTCTTTTTGTGAGATAAAGAGGGTTGGCTGATCTTGATCGTCAAACCCACTACTTACGGCAACGTCTGCATCAGTAGCTCCAGTGTAGTAGTTTCCCAGGTCTGATAAGTCGTAGCTCATTGGAATTAAGTAATATTGAGAAGATTCATAGGTTGGTCTATATCTATAGTTTCCAAGCCTAGAAACGTTTCCTGGCTGATTCATGTTCCACTCAGCGTATACCGCCGATTCTACCTGAACAGTATCTGATGTCTTTAAATGGTTGGCAAGCCCTTCCGATTTAAACATTAAACTTCTTCCATAGACAGGTTGATATTCCAGAAGTCAAAGCCAGTTGAAGTCCCCCCACTTGACCAAGTTCCGCCTCTTTTTTCGATAGTGTAGTCAAGGGAAGATATGAACATTTTTAATACTTGATTGTAACCCCCAAGTCTATTAAAGTTTTCCACTCCGTTAACCCTAAACTTGTCATATGCAAGAAAAACATAAAATGGTCCAGTGTGATCTTCATACCAAGACAGAATGTCGACACCACCAGCACCTCCATCAACGGTATACATTGAATATGTCGATGCATCTTCAATTACTTTTCCCGTGGCTGCATTAAAGGAAACTTCTCCAGAAAATGCCCTAGATGGTATTCTCGCCCAAGAGGTGGTTAGGTTTAGCTTATCTGCCGTCCAATACGAACGCATATTTCCGTTTACCATTCTTTGTCGTGACTCAATTCTTTGAGGTGTTATAGATATTTCTGATCTATTTCCATCGGTAAGTATGATGAAATCTTCCCCCTCAATGCCTGTTGGTACATATTGACCACTGTCAAGCGTTCCTGAGTTGTTTGACAAAAGAATTGCCTGGGGGCGGCTTGCCCCCTTTAAGTATGCCTTCCTTCCAGACATATACCCACTACTAGCCACGATTGCTCCTCACTTGCATATTCTGCATTTGTTTAATTTTCATGACAGCCTTGTTTGCTATGTCGTCAGCGTTGGCGTTTGTTGTTGCGCTCACGCTA